TATCGTAGGGTTAAAGATCCACTTCCTAAATCAGATGATATTAAAGGAATGGCAGAATACTGGAAAATACATTACAACACACCGCTTGGTGCTGGTACAGTAAATGAGTTTAAGTCAAATTATGATTTGATTATAAATAAATCTGGGAGATAAAGATGGACTTGACAGGATTAGGCAGTGTAGCAGATTTTGCAGGTGGAATACTTGATAGGTTCTGGCCACCTAAAATGAATGAGGCTGATAAAATAAAAGCTCAGGCGGGTATTGCTGATGCTATGGCAAAGCGAGAGGTTACTAGGGATGCTCTTAAAAGTGAGGTGATGAAGGCTGAATTATCTCAGGGTGATACATATACTAAAAGAGCCCGACCAACAGTAGTTTATGCAGGGCTAGCTTTTATTGCATTGGTTCATGTCATCTTTCCTATTGTAGCATTCTTTACTGAGAAAAAGATGCCTACCTTAGCATTACCATCAGAATTTTGGTATACTTGGGGTGGTGTATGCTCTGTATGGATTGTTGGTAGATCTGGTGAAAGAGTAGTGAGTGGTAATAAAATAATCAAAGCTATTACTGGTAAGAAATAGTGATTGCTGTATTGATTTAATCAACATAGGAATATTCTATGGCTATCCATAAATATTATGTAGGCTCATTAGGTCCATATCTTTACGATGATACTGACCCAGTTAATGACCCAGACGGCGATTTTACTGGAGAAAAGTTTAAGAGTTTCTTGTCTACAGGCCAGCTAAAAATTCAAGCTCCTCCAACTGGGGAAGGTGAGCTTGTTAGATATCAAGATATTCTTGGAGGTGGTTTCTATCCTGTGGTAAGTAAGATAGCTGACTACTCGCCATTGATAAGTGATTACTATATCCTATGTGATTGTACTGCAGGAGATATAACTATAAATATGCCTGACTCCGTAGGTCATGTAGGTAATGAGTGGGTTATAACTAAAATTGACTCTTCAGTAAATAAAGTAATAATTGATCCTTTTGGATCTGAACTTATAAATGGCTTTAGTACTATGAAAATTCTATTTAAAAATTCTTCTGCGCATATATTTACAGATGGGACAGGGCTTAGACTTAAATGAGTTATTTTGAAAAAATACTATCAATTGATGAAGAGGATGCTGAAGTTAGTAATGGTAATGCTTATATGTTAGGTATTACTACTACAACTCTTAGTACTAACCCATTAACAATAAGTTTCACCACTCCAGCCTCAGGCCCTAAAATGCATCTAATATTTCATGCTGAGTCTAAGGATAGTGGATCATTAAGTTTTAAAGAATCTATAACTGCTACTGGAGGTACAACTATAGTAGCTAATAATAGGGAAAGAAATTCTACTAATACCTCTGCAGCAACTAATTTTACCAAGGGTGCGACTATATCAGGTGGGACTGTACTCTTAGCATTAGATTGGGGACAGAGAATTGTAGGAGATGAAAAATCTAAAACAGTTAGATGGGTACTTAAAACCAATACTAACTATAGTTTTGAATTAACTGGTGGGAGTACATCTCCTGGAAATCTTATATTAGATTGGTATGAGCATACTGATGAGTAGTGTAAATCTAGCAAAACTTCAAGATGATGAGTTAGATGCTATCTTAGCACAATGTGTTATAGATATAAAATCTACTTGTGGAATTATATTTCCGGATATATTCTATTCTGAGTTTTCTAAGCTTCATCAGCAGATTTTTGATTTAATAAACTCTGGAGCTACTAAGATTGCTATAGCAGCCCCTCGTGGGATTGGGAAGACAAGTATTGCTAGAACAGTAGCAATGAGAGCAATCTTATTCCGGCTTCATAATTTTATAGTATATCTTAGTAATAGTGCTACATCTGCTGAAATGCAGACTGAGAATATGAAGAGAGATCTTCTTTCAAATGTTCAAGTAAAAGCCATGTTTGGTAATATTAAACAGGCTATTGGAGAAGATAAGGGAATGGATGAGAGTTTCTCTAAGTCAGCTTGGACAGCTTATGGTAATACATTCATTCTTCCTCGTGGTGCTGGTCAACAGGTGAGGGGTCTTAACTGGGCTAACCATCGTCCAGAGTTAGTTATCATAGATGACTTAGAAGATAAGAATGAGATTCGAAGTGAGGAGAATAGAAAGAAATTAAAAGATTGGTTCTGGTCTGATTTAATGAAGACTGAGGATCGCTATAAGAAAGGTTGTATCTTTATCTACATAGACACAATCAAACATGAAGACTCGCTCTTAGTAGATCTTCTTGAATCTCCAGATTGGGCATCAATTCAGTTATCAATCTGTGATCAGAATTATAAGTCATATGATTCAAACTATATGACTGATGCAGAGATAATGGCTGAGGTTGAAGAGCATAGGAGATTAGGAACTCTTGATGCGTTCTATATGGAAAGGATGAATATTCCTATAGCCACCGAAGATGCTATTTTTAAGCAGGAGTATTTTAGATACTTTGAAGACTATGGGGATAAGTTAATAGTTATAGAAAATGGTGAGCGGACTGAAATTTTAACTAGAAATCTTCTCCATATTACCATAGTTGATCCCGCTAAGACAGCTAAAGTTCAGAGTGCTGATACTGCAATTATAACTTTAGGAGTGGATAGAAATTCTAGAAAGATATTTTTTAGGGACATATCATCATCTAAAATGTACCCTGACGAAATATATGATGAGATGTTCAGACAGATTAGAGTATTTAACTCATTTATTTTAGGCTACGAGACTACAGGTCTTAATGAGTTTATAATTCAACCTATCGAGAATGAGTGCCGAGTACGTAATATGCATCCTCTACTCATGCAACTTCAAGCTAAGCGTGGAGTTAGTGAGAAGGGGAAGGTAGAGAGGATTAAAACAATGGCTCCTCTCTATAGATTAGGCTACATGTATCACAATAAAAATAACTGTAGTAAATTAGAAACACAACTTTTAGGATTTCCTAAATCTAAATTATGGGATGTAATGGATGCATCTGCTTATGTAACCTATATCATGGACAAGCAAGCTGTGTACTTTGACCCATCTGATGATGTTTATGAGGAGCCTGAAGAAGATGAATATGAAGATCTTGATTGTGATGCTATGATGGATGAAGATAAGATGGGAGCATTAATATGATTGCTATGATGAATAATTCAACACAGGAAATAATATGGTAGCTATAGCGATAGGAAATCAAACATATAGACCTACTTCTTATAGACCTCAAGAAACATTTAACTATGATTATCCTGAGGGATTAGACTTAAGGCCTGGTAGTAAACTTCATAATTCTATTCGTGATAAGATAATGGAGAGAGGTTATGATTCTGCGCGAGTAATGAGTACTAGGCATAGCGACTGGAATGAGATAGATCATACTCTTACTGCCTATATTCCAGTAGATGAAGAGGAGCGACTTGTTAAGGATAGGGATAGTAGACGCCCAGTCAGTATTGTCTTTCCTTATTCCTATACAGTTCTTGAAACACTTCTTTCATATTATGTAGCTGCATTTCTCAGAAATCCTATATTTAAATATGAGGGAACTTCTGGGAATGATGTAGTTGGGGCTATATTAATGGAGAAGATTATTGCCCAGCAGTGTATTAAAAATAAGGTTGGGCTTAATCTTCATACTCAGGCAAGAGATGCTTTTACTTATGGCTTTGGAGTAGCTACTCCTACATGGGTTACTGAGTATGGGACTAGAACTAGTCGGCGAAAAGAAGGTGGCTTCTTTGGACTTGGAGGTAAAGAGATTATAGAGACTAAAAATCAACTTCTCTTTGAGGGAAATGCTTTAGATAATATTGATCCCTATTTATATCTCCCTGATCCATCTGTACCTATACATGACCCACAGAGCGGTGAATATGTAGGATGGTTAAATCGTACTAATTACATGACTCTATTAGGGGATGAAAGAAATTCTGATGGAGAAATGTTTAATGTTAAGTATGTTAAAAAACTCTTAGGTCGTATGAGCTCATTGTATCCCGGAGATGCTACTGGTCGTGGAACTAAATCAGGTATGCATATTCAGGATGGGATAGCTACTAGAAATAATAAGTCTGTAGATGTAGTTAAAATGTTTGTAAGACTTATTCCAGAGGAGTGGAATCTTAGTGATGAGAAATATCCTGAACTGTGGTATTTTGAAGTTGCACAGGATGAGATAATAATCAAAGCTAGACCTGCTAATCTAAATCATAATAAGTTTCCAATTAGTGTGATTGCCCCAGATTATGATGGGTACTCTATGGCACCTATTAGTAGAATAGAAGTTCTTCATGGTATGCAGAATGTGTTAGACTTCATGTTTAACTCCCATGTTGCTAATGTAAGAAAGGCTATCAATGATATGATTATTTATGATCCTTATCTAGTAAATAGTAATGATCTTAAGAATCCAGCTCCTGGAAAATTAATTAGACTTCGCCGCCCTGCATGGGGTAAAGGTGTTAAAGATGTAGCNCATCAGTTAGCAGTACAAGATGTTACAAGAAGTAATGTAGCTGANTCTTCATTTATCGTACAGTGGATGGATAGAATATCNGGAGCTGATGCTTCAATGCAGGGAGCTCAGAGACANGGAGGTCCTGATAGATTAACTAGTACAGAGTTTCAAGGTACAGCNGCAGGNGGTGTTAATCGTCTTGAGAGGATTGCTAAGGTAGTCGGTATGCAAGGATTTCAAGATATAGGAATGTTCTTTGGAATTCATAATCAGCAAATGATGACTCAAGAAGGTTACGTAAAAGCTACTGGAAATTGGCAAGAAGTTCT